GCAATTGACCTACGGTAGATGGTTTAATGGAAGCGAGCTTTGAGATTCTCTTCAATGACCATCCTTCGACTTCGTGCAAGTATTGAACTAATTCATACTTAAATTTAAACTGTTTGTCTTTGTAACTGTATTTAGGCATAACGATTGTTATTTAATTACTAATGAATAAATACTAATTACTTCCTATCAAGCAGGTTTAGGGTGCGACCCTTGGTTTCTAACCCCATACTCTTGCAACGCGTTTACTGGGACCCTTTATCCAGTCCCACGGAAATAATTAGTACTAATAACTGCAGATTGTTCTAAAAACGATCTCTCTTGACCAGTTGGCAGTTATATTGTTTATTGATATGATTTGCGATCTAAATAATACGCGTGAAGTATTGCTGCTATGATATGAGCAATAACAGCAAAGATCATTCTTGCATCTAGTGACCAATTGTAATAGTTGAACGGTGCACTAAATGTAAGAACGATAATGTAGAGTGACACGAAACTCATTAATACCATAATGAAGTGACGTACAATAGCTTTTAATATACTCTCCATAACTAGAACATTTGAATTCCGTTAACACTAATGAAGTTGTCTTTGATCAGATTTCGGGTGCTATTCACTTTGCGGTGAGAAGAACCTTTCATAAAGGTAAAAGACTCATTACCTACAGAGAGAGTAATAGATTTGTTAGAAGCAAGCTTACTATTAAGCTCATACTTCTTAATAAGATGATAATTCATACGATTGATTGGTTGTAGCTATATTAGTTAATACTATATAACTGGTTAAACAAGTGGTTGTTAAAATGTGAAGAAAAGTGGTGTTATGTGTGACACACTGAGAATCACACACATACACGTGCAAAAAATACTCTCACAAGGTTGTAACCCTTGAACTTATTAGCAATTCCTGAAACACACTACTAAGAATACACTAAATGTATCTTGTTCCACTCAGAATTAACTCCTTGCTTAGGAAGCAGTCACCTTCCATTCCTACAATCGGATGAGAGTATTAAGTAACTGTAGTAACTCCACTAATCTGTGAAGCTACTACAGGAAGAAAAAAGCTCCTTATGATAGGAGCTCGTTACCAGTGCTACCGGTTCCGTGAACGAATAGGTGCTGAGCACCGTCTTCGTGAGTTACCATGCTAATGCGTACATCATCAGCAGTTGCTGTTGCAGCAATCTCCTTGATTGACTGGCTTAAAGGAATCCAGACTGATTCATCACCTACGCTGAAGACAGCACCGATGTTGTTCACACCTTCTTTGTTAGTGTAAGGTTGTAGTTTGAATGATTTGATTCCTCTCTCCTGTGCAAATGCACGTACACTCATTGTGTTTTCGAACTTGATAATTTTGTTCATGATCTTTAAAAATTACGTTTTACATATATTACTATGGGGTGCGTAGCGCCCAAGCTTAGGTGGGGGAGCTGTTGCTGGAGACCCCATCACATCACCACACATACAAGTGTACCAGTACCGAAAAAAATTATTTGAACTTAGAAATTAATTGTTCCAGGTAGTAAAGAAAGTATTCTACTAGAATAATAACTAGTGCTACAGGCCAGAGTGCTGCATCCTTTATAGTTTTCTTTACTTCCCTATTAGGATAGTATCTACGTTCTAGGAGTATGAAGAGTCCCGCGAATATTATGTAGATACTTACCCAGATCATTATTTTGTGTATCTAGCTAGTTGTTCAGATATCCGAACTTTTAAAACCATGTCGTCCACATGTTCGTAAGCTTCCTGCAGTAGATCTTTAATATCCTCTATACTCTTACGCTTAGAGTGCATACGGTTATGATGCTCTACTAAAAACAGGTGGTATGCAACCTCATCTGTATTTTTCAGCTTTTTGTAGTACTTGTCTAACCTTACGTCCAGTTTACGTTTACGTTCTAGGTTACTTACTGTAGGGATAGCTTTATGCAGCTCATCGATTCTTCCCTTTAGATACTGAATTTCTAGTAGCTTGTGAATTTCTTGTTCTGTCATAAGTATAGTTTTAAGCCAAGATAGGCATAATTAAGATTTGAGTTGATTTGTATTATAGACCCTGTTACCCCAAAACCCCTGTAGAGATTTAAATCCACACCAAATCTACCCACACAAAGGGAGGGGGTATTGTTTATTCGGTAGAGAGGACCGGCGTATATTCTGAGGTAGTCCGTTATAGGATAGTTGTACTCAAGGAAAGTGTAAGCACTATTGTGGTGTCCCTTATCTACTAGTTGAGTTCCTATCATATAGTTTTTATGTCCTACCTGTGCGATTACTGCTCCAGCATGAATGCAACGAGCATAACCCAAAGCATACACAATATCAGAGTCTAGAGTATAAGAGGTGGGTTTGTGATAGGGAGAGCACTCCTGTCCTTGAACAGAGAACGAAAGAAGGAGTAAGAGTGCTAGTATTTTCACTGATGTTGTTTTTTAACCTTTTCTGATATAGGGACAGGATCCCCGTTTTCGTCTATCCTTACAAACTTGATGTTAGTGGAAAGAATTATGTTTTGACCACCAGAGTATACATTGTGTGCCCTAGCTTCCAGGTATAGAGTTATTGATGTATTGCCGACACTCACCACGTCACCATAGATCTTTATAAGCTGACCCTCCTTAGCAGCTCGTTTAAAGATACACTTATCTATCATTACAGTAACCATTCTAGGAGTATCGCATAACTCCATAGCATATCCTGCAGCGGCGGCATCTAACCAGGCCAGCAACTTACCTCCAAATAGGTTAGCATGGAATCCTAGATCAGACTTTTTAATTGGGTGAGTTGTAATCAGTTGCATATTCAAATATAATAATAAATTTGTAATGTTTAAACTTTTTATGTATATTTGATTATAAACCAACTTTAAATATTATGGCAAAGAAACAGAAAGCCGCAGTTGAGGAAGAAATGAATGAACAAGACTTCGCTCAACAAAAACAAGAGCTCATTGAATTCTACAATGATGCAGTTCCACAACTAGAAGCACAATTGCAGTATGAAGATCTTGCTGCTGATGTAGAAGAAGCTAGACTTCGTAGATTGATGGCACAGATGAGAATTGCACAGTTGATGGCACCACCTCAAGAAGAAGAAGGTGAACCAGCTCCAAGAACCTTAAAGAGAAAATAGTATGATCTATAGAGAAGGACAACAAGGAGAGCAGATTCGTCAGATTCAACAAGCATTAGGTATTGATGCTGATGGGATCTTCGGTCCAGGTACTAAAAAAGCAGTTATTGCATTTCAGAAAGAAAACAATTTAGCTGCTGACGGTCTTGTGGGGGAAGAAACTATGAACGCACTAATGTCTGCTACTACAGATAATGGTGAATCAGTTCTAATAGAGCAGGTTACACCTTATCGTAAGAAGACAAAGGTGGTAGATAATTCATTAAAGGTTACTGAATTCTTTTTAGAGCCTGATGAATATAAGCGTGGACCCATTAATGCAGAGTATATTTTCTTGCATCACACTGCAGGATGGCACAACCCATACAGCTGTATCAGTCAATGGGGTAGAGATCGCAGAGGAGCAGTAGCTACAGAGTTTGTTATGGGAGGTCAGTCTGTAAAAGATGGTAATTCCGAACACGATGGAGTAGTAGTTCAAGCTTTTCCAGAAGGAAACTGGGGATATCACTTAGGTAAGAACGGATCATCACACATGCATAAGAACTCAATTGGTATCGAAGTGTGTAACTTTGGTTGGATCAAGGATGGTAAAACTTACGCAAATGTGGTAGCTGCTGAAAATCAGATAGTTACGCTTGATCAGCCGTTTAGAGGTCATACAACATGGCACAGATACTCGGATGCACAAATTGAAAACTTGCGTTTATGGTTAATCTGGATTGGAAAAAGAAATAGAATTGATATTACCCAGGGTTTACCAGCTTTAGTTAAGCAGCACGGTGCAAAAGCATTTGAGTTTAATGAAGATGCTTACTATGGTAGAGTAAAAGGAGTTTGGACGCACACTAATACTCGTAAAGATAAAGTAGATATGTTCCCACAAGAGGAGTTGTTGGACATGCTAGCAAGCTTATAAAAAAGTAATGATGGCTCTAGTAAAAAGAATCGAGAAGAAAGCAAAGTTATCTAATGAGACTCTGGTTAAATATCAGATTCTTACCTACTGCTTTTTGAATAATATTCAAGTAAGTGAGGCTGATTTAGATAGTCTTGCTCTTCTTGCTCGTACAGGTGAACCAGAGCTTACAGAGTTTTGTCTTACGGTCAGCGACCAAAACATTTTTAAAAGTCCGCAATCAGCACGTAATGCTATTACTAAAGCGGAAAAGAAAAAACTTGTGGTGAAAAACGGTAAGAATAAGAAAACAATAATGCTTAATCCTGAGATTGAGGTTTATTGTGATGGTACAATATTTTTAGAATACAAATTCCTAGGAGTTGAACCCCAAGAAAGCTAAAGACTTTGTAAGTGATGTTGCAAATGAACTTAACCTTGAAGATGATCTTGTAAAAGAGGTTGTTTCCTTTTTTTGGTCAAAGGTTAGAAATAGTTTAGGTGATTTAAAGCACCATACTATTACGGTTCCTAATTTGGGAACTTTTAAAGTAAGGCGTAATAAGATGAATGAAATGGTGAAAAAGAGTGAGGATATCATGCAACACTCTGATCCTAAAGAGTTTAAACAATACGCCGCTTATACTCATGCTTCTAACAGATTACAGAAGATTAAAAATCTTCAAGAAATGCTAGATGAAGAGTACAGTAGAAAGATGGATATTAAAAAAAATAGAAATGAAAAGTCTACTGGAGATTTGGAAAAATAAAGGACAGATACTAGAAGGTATTCTTAATTCTGTTTTTAAAAAAGAAGATGTAGAAGCTATTGCTGATTCTCGATTTAAAATTTGCGAATCATGCACAGACTTAGATACAGAGGGTAAAGACTGTTTAGCACCAGGTACTCAACCTTGCTGTTCCTTATGTGGATGCAGTCTGGCATTTAAAACTAGATCTATGTCTTCCGAGTGTCCCGCAGGTAAGTGGAAAGCACTAATGAGCGAGCAGGAAGAAGATATGTTGAACGAAAAACTAGATTTATAATGTCAGTTGCATTTAAAGAAGAAGATCACAGTTATACTAGTCTTGGAGAAGAAGCTGTAAACTGGACATCTGTAACTTCTTTTATAGGGAAGTTTAAGAAACCATTTAATGCTGATAAAATAGCAGCAAAAGTGATCAAGAGTAAAAAATCTAAATGGTATGGTATGACTAAGCAAGAAGTATTAGATGCTTGGTCTAATGAAGGTAAGCGTGCGGTAGATTTAGGTAATTGGTACCATAATCAAAGAGAAGCCGATATTCTTTCACTAGAGACATTCGGAAGAACTGGTAAAGAATTACCTGTGTTCTCACCAATCATTAGAGAAGATGGTGTAAAGATTGCACCAAATCAAAAACTTACAGAAGGTATTTACCCTGAACACTTTGTATATCTTAAGTCTGCGGGTCTTTGCGGACAAGCGGATCTTGTTGAAGTAGTAGATGGTACGATTAATATTGTAGACTACAAGACTAACAAAGAAATTAAAATGGAATCCTACAAGAACTATGAAGGTATTTCAGAAAAAATGTTTGGTCCGTTATCCCACTTAGATGACTGTAACTATAGTCATTACAATATCCAGATGTCTATATACATGTATATTATGCTTAGACATAACCCTAAACTAAAACCAGGGACACTTCAATTACAACATGTTAAGTTTGAACAAGTTGGTGAAGATGAGAATGGATACCCGATTAATGCTTTTGTAAACGGAGAACCTGTTGTAGAAGATGTTATAGTCTATAATATGCCGTATCTTAAAGATGAGGTAGTTTCTCTAATTCATTACATAAAAGACAACACACTATGACACCAGTAACACTAAAGAAGATTTACTCATACGTTAAACAGGATAAAAACGATCCGAGCATTGTAACGAATAAGTATCATTATGTTGATTGCACTATTGACAAAGCAAGTGTAGAATCTATTATTCAGTATATGAATCCAGAAACAGGAGCATTTGATTCAAATATTACAGAGGTGCATATGAAATCGGGCGAGATTATTTATGTACAAGGTAGTTATACTACTATTAAAAATAACATAACTGTATGATAGTCAGGCTTTTTGATGTTCAAAATGGAAAAATAATTCCATCAGAACACTGTTACACAATAACAACACTTAATAAAATTATAGAAGAGTATCCAGAAGATCACCTTTCGATCTTTACCTATTTGTTCTACATGACATGTCCTAATCCAGATCTAAATCCTTTCTTTAATATTCCTGAAACAGAAAAAGAAAGTATGATACTGGATGAGATAAATTGCGAGTTTTCTTTAGAAGATGATTTAGTTATAGCAGGTCTTAATCTATGTAAGAAGTTATACGAAACACCAACCTATCGAGCGTATAAAGGTATATCTAGTATGCTGGATAGATTGGCAAAGTACATGGAAACGACACCAATCGAACATGGTAGAGATGGTAACATTAACTCTATTGTAAATGCTGCTGCAAAATTTGAACAGATAAGAAGCTCATTTAAAGGTGCTTACAGTGATCTTGTTGATGAACAAAAGAGTTCAGTTAGAGGAGGTCAAGGTTTAGCTTATGATCAAATGTAATGGTAGAGCATAAGATTCCTACATATAAAGACGGAACCTGGTCATATACAGAGTTTGAAACTAGAAAGGATTTTGCAGATTTTTTAACTAAGATCTTTATGGAGCCTGGTGTATATGATTTGGATGAAACTTCTTTATTGTTTAACGAACAGGCTAGGAATTTTGATAAGAACGGTTTTTACTGCGCTGCACCAATTCGATCTAAAGACTTTATGAACTATTGGGAGTATGAAAAAGAAAAGTGTCGTAATGGGGTAATCTTTCATAGTAAAAACAATAAAGTATTTTACCTAAGTAGAGATTATTATATGTGGTTAAACTTCCTTCCAATCTTTGATAAGGAAGAAAGAAAGTACGGTTTTGCTAAAGTGAGAGATGCTCAATATCACATGGCGTTATATGAGATACTTGCTGAGCTAAACTACAAGCATGTAGCAATCTTAAAGAAACGTCAGATAGCATCTTCTTATTTTCATATGGCAAAGATTCTTAACCTTTTCTGGTTTGAAGAAGGTTCTATTGCGAAAATTGGTGCATCACTTAAAGACTACATAAATGATAAAGGATCTTGGAAGTTTCTTGATGAATATCGCAACTTCCTTAACGAACACACTGCTTGGTACAGACCTTGTTCTCCTGATAAAGTACTTATCTGGGAACAAAAGATTGAAGTAAGGGTAAATAATAGAAAAACTACTAGAGGTCTGAATTCCAAGATACAAGGTATGTCTTTTGAAAAAGATGCTACTACCGGTGTAGGGGGACCTTGTACTATATTTTTTCACGAGGAAGCAGGTATTGCACCAAAGATGGATAAAACAT